AAAGCAAAAGAATTTGTAAACGATTTAATCAAAGAAAATAACTTACAAGATTTTAGACTTTTAGATACTTTAGAATGTATCAATCTACAAAATGTAAGTAATGTAATTATTATTAGTTTTTTTGAAGAAAGCGAGGAAAGTGAAAACACTTTAATCAATATTGTTAATGCCATAGAAGCTTTTAAAAAAGCAAAGCATAAAACAGGTTTTAGCCCTGATTTAATCATTGCTCCTTATTACTCACATGAAGCAGGAGTAAAGGCTAAGCTTGAAAGTGTGGCAAGTTCTATGAATATCACAGCTATTGTGGATCTTTACGCTACAAATGTTGGCGAAGCTATTAATACAATGGAGGCTTTTAGCTCTAAAAGATTAATTGCCACTTGGCCACAGGTTCAAATCTTAAATACACAAGGAAAATACGCTTATGTTCCACAATCTCCTATCATCGCAGGTTTAATAGCTCATACAGATGGAGATAAAGAATATGGCTTTAGTGATTCTTACTCAAATAGAGTGATGAATGGGGTTACTGGCACAGAGTATTTTATAGAGTTTATCAATGGCTTTGATTGTGATGCAGAAAGACTAAGAAACGCTCATATTTCAACTTGTATTTTAAGTGAAGGTTATCGCTCTTGGGGTGGGGAAACTAGCCATGAAGATACGATTTGGCAAGATTTAGCTCGTGTAAGAACTTTTGATCGTATAGCCCTAGCAGGACAAAAAGCAGCTTTTAAAGCTATTGATAAAAAAGCAAGTGAATTATATTTTATAAAAATCAGCATTGAAGAATTGCTAAGAGATTTAAAAGGAGCTAAGGTTTTAATTGGCTATGAGGTAAGCTGGGATGAAGAAAGAAACACAGATGCCAATGTGAGTGCTGGTAAGTTTTATCTAAATATAAAAATGATGAATAATCCAATCGTTAAACAAATCACTTTAGAGTTCATCTACTCTGATGAATGGGCGAGTGATTTGATTAAAACTATTAGTGCAGAGTAAAAGGTGGCTTTTGGGGCTTTCTTAAAAAGAGTGTAAAGCACAAGAGAGGGGTCAAGGGGATGAAATCCCTTGTTGCAAGGTGGAATTTACTTCCACCGCGAAGTTAAAAGAAGGAGAATAACATGTTTAATAAAGTACCTCAAGTAATTGAACAAGCAAATTGTTTTATAGATGGGTATGGTTATGCTGGGGTAGCAAGAGATATTACTTTGCCTATTATAGAACAAGAAGTATTAGAAAGCAAAGGAGCGCTGAGTGCAAATTATGGCACGGGTGTATTTAAAGCAATGGAATGCTCTTTTAAAATTAGTGAGATGGGAGAACAAGCTTTTGAAGCTTTTGGAGTAAATACTTTTTCTAAAACAAAAATCCCACTTGTTTTTAAAGCAAGTATTCATCAAAGCGGATCAGGAAAACAAGTGCCTTTTGTAGTGGAGTTAAATGGAGAATTTACATCTATGACTCCCCCTTCTATTGTAGCAGGTGGCGAATTTACAAGTGAAATAAAAATCAATGTGCATTTTATAAAAATCACAATGGATGGCAAAAGACTATTTTTAGCTGATATAAAAAATCTTATTCTAGAATTTAATGGCATTGATAAAATGGCAAAAGTAAAAGCAAATTTAAGTCTATAAGGAGAAAATTATGTCAAAAATAATCAAATTATCAAATGGAAATGAAGTTAAATTTAATCCCCCAACAGCTGGGATGTTGCGTCGTTCTATGGATATGCAAAAAGGCGAAGGTTCGAGAGCTTTTTATATGATAGGAGAATGTACTAATATGAGTTTAGAAGAGCTTGATAATTTAAGTCTTGAAGACATTACTCTTTTAAGCAATGAATTAAACAATTACCAAACTCCCAGTGGGAGCACTGAATAATGAAGCTATTGCGTTAATAGCTCATTATTTGCATTTTTCTTATAGTGAAATTATGAGTTTAAACATAAAAGATTATCTTGAATTTTTAGATATCAGTTTAAAAATCGCTAAGAGTGTTTAAGCTTAAAAAAACAATAGATAAAGGTTGCAATATAAAGTATTAAAGAAAAAAGCACAAAAAATGAAGTGATATTAACAAAACCTGCTAAATAATCATCACTTAAAAAAGAAAGCATAAAAGTGACAAAAATACCGAGTGTTAAAAAGGCTTTAAAAACGATTTTAAAGTTTTTTAAAAAGATGATTTTAGCATTAAAAGCATTGTCTATTTTTTTCATAAATAGATTTTACAATAAAAAGGAAAAATATGCAAGATTTAGGACTTAGCTTTGGTATATCTTTAGCCTTTAAAGGCTTTAAAGAATTTGCTAAAAACACTGAAGCTTTAAAAAAGTTTAGTGCTAATTTGGATCAAAGCAATAAAAGTGTAAAAGCCTTAAATAAAAGTATTGATGCATTAGAAAAATCCAAGGCAAAGATTAAAGCAATAGGTGAAGAGTTTAGTGCTTTAAAAGGTGAGCTTATGGCTAAAGGTGCAAGTGCTTTAGCTATCGGTGTGCCTGTAAAAATCAGTGCTAATCTTGAAGATGATATGAATAATATAAACGCCTTTTTAAATACAAATAATGAAAGTTTAAATCTTTTACGAAAAAACTTTTTAAAACTAAGTTCTAATATAGGAATGAATGTTAATGAGCTTACTAAATTGGGTGAAGCAGGAGCAAGGCTTGGGATAAAAAGCGAAAGTGAGCTTTTAAAATTTAGCGAACTTGGTGCTAAGTATAGCAAAGTCTTTAAATTAAATAATGAAGAAAGTATTAATTTCATGAGTAAGCTTTCTAATATTTATAAATTAAATACCAAAGATATGCAAAATCTTGGAGATAAGATAATTGGTGTAGCTAAAGCAAGCAATGTAAGTGCTTCAAGTGTTGCTAAGATAATGAATGAAGTAGGAGGCGATGCAAAGCTTATTGGTATGAGTGCAGAGGGTGCGGCAGCTTTAAGTGCTGCTTTTGCAAGTGCGACTAAAGATGAAGGCGAAGCGATTGGAACTTTTAAAGCAATGACTAGCGTTATGAGTAATTTAAATAATGCAAGTGATGATATGAAAACCAAGTTTTTAAGCTTGGGGCTTAGTACAGAACAACTAAGCGCTTATTTTAAACAAGATGCAAGTGGTGCGGTTAAAGTACTTTTAAATCAGATAAAAACCTTACCAAAAGATGAGATGACTGATTTTTTAAATTCAGTTTTTGGGACGGGTGCTGCAGGCATGATGCAAAATTTAGTCGACAATACAGATAAGTATGAACAAGCTTTAAAATCTTTAAAAAATACAAAAATGGGTGCTTTAAATAATGAATTTAAAAAGTTAGGAGACTCCACTAACACAAGCTTTGCAAAACTTAGTGCCAGTATGGCAAATCTTAGTGCAAGCATAGGCGAAGCTTTAGCACCTGCTTTAAGCTTTGTCATGGATAGTATCTCATCTTTGATTAACTTTATTAGAGAGATTATTGATGCTTTTCCAAATTTAAGTAAAGTTATAGGTACCTTAGTAGTTTCTTTAACTATAGCTAGTGTGGCCCTTAGTGCTTTAAAAGTAGGATTTTTGGTTGCAAAAATTGCAGGAGCGCAATTTGCTTTTACGCTTAATGCTATAAGAACTGCTTTTAATATATTAAAAATCGCTTTTTTAACCAACCCTATAGGGCTTGTTTTAATGTCAATTGCCGCCATTGCAACACTTGTTATCATGAACTGGGATAAAGTTAAAACCTTTTTCATTGGATTTATAGATAAAATTAGTTCCGTTTTTAGCGGATTTGGCGAGTTTTTTAGCTCTTTATGGGGTGGTTTATTTAATTGGTTTGCTTCTAAGTTTGAATGGTTAAGCAAAGCATTTGCAAAGATTAAAGATATAGCTAAAAGCGTGGCCTCTTTTTTTGGTTTTAGTGATAATGATAAAAAAGTTGATGGAGAAAAATATCAAAATTTACAAAATGATAATTCTAGAACCCATCATGGTATAGTAAGATCAGGTGCTCCAAAGCATGAAGCAAGACAAGCTGAAATTGCCGCTTTATCCAAAAGAAGTGATATTTCTAAAAAAAATGAAATCAATGTAAATATTAATGGAACTTTTAATATAAGTTCAAATAATGGAGTGTTTGATTTAAAAGCTTTCGCAAAAGAAGTTGAAAATAGTGTTTTAAGTGCATTAAATAAAAATGCAGATAAAAAAGTGCAGACAACAATTTGGGGTTAAAATGATATTTTGTTTAGGTGAGTTTGAGTTTGAAGCTTTAAATGTAGATGAGCTTGAAAAAAATTATGAATACGGCATTAGAAGCATTGAACGTATTAATAATCATAATGCTTTAATCAGCGTTGCTAAAGCAAATGAAAGTATTAAAATAAGTGGCAAAACTTTACCGCTTAGTAAAGATAAAAACACTTATTTAGATACTTTAAAGCAAATGGCTTCTCAAAATAAAAGCTATGCAATGTGTAGTGCCAGTGGAGTTTATTTTGGAAAATTTGCGATTTTAAGTATCAGCGAAAAACAAAGTGCTTTTTTAGAAGGCAGTGGCTTTTTAACACAAAATTTTGAACTTAATTTACAAAGGGATTTTGATGAGTGAGATTTACATTGCAAAAAACAATGAAAGGCTTGATAGTGTGGTTTATAGGCATTATGGAACGCTTTTGTATTTTGATCAAGTTTTATTAGCCAATCCAAAATTAGAGCCTCTTTTAAAAACAGGAGATAAAGTGATTTTACCTAATATTGAAATTCAAGAAAACAAGGAAGAAACTTTATGGTAAATCATCCTAGCTTTAAGATAAAAGCAAATGATAAAGATATTACACAAAAGATAAGTCTTAATCTTATTAATCTAAGCTTTGATGATAAGGCCAAGGATGAAAGTGATGAGATAAGCATCAGTTTAAATGGACTTTATGCAAGAGCTCCTTTTGGCGATAAGTTAGAACTTTGGCTTGGATTTGATGAAAAACTTTTTAAATGTGGTACTTTTAGCATTAATAGTTTTAGTAAAAATTATAGCTCTAAAACAACAGATATTAAAGCTACTGCGATTAATTTTGCTAGCAATATTAAAAACAAAAAATCAAGGACTTGGGAAAATACCAATCTTGCAGATATTGCTTTAAAAATTGCTGGGGAAAATAATTTAAAAGCAAAAACAAATAATGCAAACAAAGCTTATATCAAACATGAACTTCAAAACAATGTAAGCGATATTGAGTTTATTTATACTCTTTGTGCAAAATATGGCTTTTTAGCTTGCATAAAAGAACAAACTCTTATCATCATAGAGCAAAAAGAGGCAGCACAAGAGGGTGTAAAGGGTGGCGGCAAGCAAGAGGGTGGCATCAAATATACTTTAGATATAAGTGAGCTTAGTGATTTAAATATCAGTATTAAAAATCGCAATGATTATACAGGCGTTAAACTAACTTACCAAGATATAGAACAAGGCATTGTTAAAAGCGTTTTAAGTGGCAATGATAAGGGTTGTGTTTATGAGCTAAAGGTTGCTGGAGTAAAGAATGATAGTGAGGCACTAAACTTGGCAAATGCTAAGCTTAATGCTTTAAATAAAGGCTCTTTTGAAGGAAGCTTTAGCATGATAGGGAAAAATATCAAAGCAGGGGCAAATTTAGAAATAAAAGGCATTGATGAAAAGGTTATTTTTAGTATTAAAGATGTAAAACATGACTTTTCTTTGAGTGGCTATACTATAAGTGTTAATTTTGAAGGGTAATAAGGAAGACTAAAGCCTTCCTTTTTCTAAAAACTAGCAAAAGCATTATAGCTTTGTTTTTAAAGCAAAGCTTTTTAAATTTTATTTTGAAAGGAGTTTGTATGAAAAATAATACAGACAAATTTCTAAAAACTAGCACACTTACTAAACCTACAAGAACTACACTAAAAGCTCCATTTGCTTGGGTGGGTGGTAAAAACTATTTAGCTAAAGAAATCATCGCTTTAATGCCTGAGCATAAAAGCTATATTGAAGTCTTTGGTGGAGCTTTAAGTGTTTTTTATCAAAAAAGCGCTTCAAAAATAGAAGTCATTAACGACATTAACGACGAGCTTATTAATTTACATCTTTGTATAAGAAATAAACCCCAAAGTCTAGCAAATGTGCTTAATTCTATGATAATAAGTAGAAAAATCTTTCATATGCTTAAAAATAAAGAAATTAAGCCAAGAAATGACTTAGAAAGGGCTGCTTTTTATTTTTATCTTATCAGTACTTCTTTTGGATCAAGTATGGGACAATTTGCTATGAGTAAACAAAGAGCACCCAAAAGATTATATAGAGACTTTAGCTTACATACAAAAAGACTTAAAAATGCCAGTATTGAAAATAAAAGCTTTGAATATATTTTAAAAGAATATGATTACAATGAAGCTTTATTTTATTTAGATCCACCTTATGTAGGGACTGAGAATTATTATAAAAACACAGGAGGTTTTGGGCTAAAAGAACATGAACTTTTATGTAATTTGCTTAAAAATATCAAAGGTAAATTTATGCTTTCTTATAATGATTGTGAGCTTATAAGAGAGCTTTATAAAGATTTTAATATTAAGGAATTAAAAGTAAGGTATTCTTTAAATAATAATGTTTTAAAAAGAAAAGAAAGTAAAGAGCTTTTGATTATGAATTTTTAAAAGCTAAGAGAATATTTTTATATTCTCTTTTATTTTAGCAAAGAGCTTAAAAACTTTAGAGCTTCTTTGCTAAAATCTTTATTGCTTTCTTCTAGATACTCTTTATCTAAAATAGCACCGTATTTTAATAAAAGTAAAATCGCTCCAAAATTATTATGAGTTATTGCATAAAACATAGGTTCTTCGCCCATGCATTCTTTAGTTGCACTCATACCATTTTTAAGATATTCTAAAACAAGTTCATTGTTATGGTTGCAAATTGCGTTTATAAA